GAAAAAGGACTTGCTTCTGCTCTATTTTTTAATCTTGACATTTCTAAAGTAAATCTTTCGTCATACTTTTGCAACAAATCTAATTCACCTTTCATAAATGTATAAGCCTCAACTAAACAACCATACAACAAGCCGTTTCTAGCGTTATTTGAAATCCATGTACCTGTGGTATCAGTCACTAAACTATTTGGCTTAAATAGATACTGCAATTCCGCTGTGTAGCCTGTATCAGGTACTGGCGAGACTATCAAAGTAGAACCATTGTTTGAGGCAGTTGATAAATCCTTATCAAGATCAGCATAATATAAAGGCAACCCTCTAGCTGTAGTATCACTGACATCTGGTGTGTACTCTTGCATAAAAGTATTGTGTTTTTTTAATAAATAGTGATAGTCGTTGTTACCATCTATGACTGCTAATGAAAAACTTAAAACATAATCTGATGGTGCCGTAAGAAACCTGTTGCCAGCGGTAAACACACCTTGGACACTTTTTCTAAAATAATCAAATTGTATTAATTCAAAAATTCTTTCTTCTGTAGTTTTTATAATGTCATCTAAACTGTTAACAAAAGTAGTCTCATCATTTTCTACATAGTTTTGTATTAAAGTTTTTAGTTCGGCTAAGGTCATAATTTATTATAGCATTAGGTGTTTATAGTTCCACCTAAGCCAGAATGGTTTGCGCAATAATAATATAGCGTTGGAGCTCCTACAGCTACTGTAATTTGAGTATAAGCCCCAGAAGATCCTGGGGTGCCATTGGTCGTAACTCCTGTGGTGTATTCACTACCACCTCCATGCGTGCCGTCAGAAGTGGTAGAAAATCTTAGTGGATCTCCACTATTACTGCTATCGGATTGATCAAATCTGTAAGTTTGTCCTTCTGTTAAAGAAAGGGTGGGTGCTCTAGAGCCGCCAATATAAAAATAATTAGCTCCATAATAACTAGCTACCGTAACGGTATAAGTTGTGTATGCTGAAGCTGTTACCGAAACAGTACCTAAGCCTGCTGTTACAGCTTGTCCAGTCAAAGTGCTAGATTCATTTTCATTAATAATAATTGACCCTAAAGATCCTGTCGCTGCTTGACTATCTAAAACTGCTCGATTAGAGGGGATATCTACAGTAATTTCAACTGCGCCAACAACACTGGTGCTTGATAGACCTGACAAAACTGAACCAATACCATCTTTATTAGTAAAAACTCTACCAAAATTTACTTCAAAGTCAGTGTTAGGTCTAGGATTTGTTAAAGCTTCGCCATCAGTAAGATGCCTTTTTGGGTCAATTTGCGGATGCTTTGAGTTCCATTGATCAGGTCCAACAAGTAAACCATCCCAAGTTTTTTTCATATCTTTTAATCTGTAACGAAAACCAGTTATGTCACAAATGCCGTAAGCGTATTTACCAGTTGCTTTAGCCATTATTTAGTATAAATAGATGGTCTTATTTTGAACGAAGCTCGATCTTCGTCTTGATCAGCTGCTCTTCTAAATTCTTCTTCATATATTGCTTTTAATTGTGCCGTTTTATCTGGCGATCTTTTCATGCTTAAGTAATAAGCCAGACCAGCTGCAAAACAAGGGTAAAACCTAAAAGGCATGTCCATTGTATCAATAGCGTTATCAGCATCGTCCATTCTTACTAATTTATTAAAAACTAAAATATCAGTAGAGTTTTCGGGAGCAGGCCATATTTTTAAAACAGGTGTGTTTAATTTATCTAAAAAGAATTGTGTTGGTCTAGCCTTTGTAGCTTTATTTGGAATATTCAAATATTCACTACGGCTAATTCTATCCATACTAATATCGGTTTGTACTTGATTAGTAGTTCTTCTCACCACAACGTCAAGTATATCTATGATATTAGCATTCAAACTATAATCAGTTGTCCCTTCGGCTACAGTTTGCGTAGCTTGTTCTACAGTCCATTGATTTAACCCTCTATTAGCCCACTCAGCTAACATAAGGTTTATTGATCTTTTTGCTGTTTTTAGATCGTAACCTGTTCTTAACTCAACCCCACATCTTTCAAAAGCTTCTTCTATAAACTCAGTTACATTAGGTTCAAAATTTGTACTGCCCGATAGTGCCATTATTCTTCATATAAATTGTCAAATGTGATGGCTGGATCTAAATAACTTTCATGACCTTCTGCAGAATGTGTCCATTGAGAAGGTTTGAAGTCAGGTGGACCTTCGCCAGTTACCCACAAAGCAGGGCTTGTAGCCCTTACTCTGTTGTTTGGTAAAGCAACTAAGTTGCCTTTCCACTCACAATCTTCAGTTATATATAATACATGAGATTGTTTATGTTGTGCAGAATCATCTGCAATATCTGAATCTGTATAATCAACTGTAAAAAGATATTTACCTTGATAAAAGCCACCATCTATTTTGCATATCCAAGGGGATGAACTTACTCTATCTAGAACTGTCACTACATGATTCCTAGATTCACAATCCCAAGGTTGAGCTATGTGATCTTCCATAGGTGTTGGAAAATCATCCATAGGTATATCAGCTACAAGTGCTTGTAAAGGCATTCTGGCCCACATAGCACCACCATGTACGTTTTCTTCATCATTATCTTCACAATCGCTTTCGCAGCCAGTAAAAACCACTTGAAAGCTTAAAGATCTATCTGGAATTGTATTTACAGCTATAACTAGACAATGCAAATATTCGTCATGATATTTTTCATGATTGTGTGTAAATTCTCTTCTCACCCAGCACTTAAAGTGCGGTACGTTGCTTATTAAGTAAGCCAACTATTTTTTCTTTGAATTTTTTAGGACAGAGCCACCTTTTGATTTTCTTATCATTGATCCGCCTTTAGATTTCTTTATCATACTTCCCCCTTTTGATCTTTTCATAAGATTACCGCCTTTTGACATTTTTCTTATGGAACCACCTTTTGACTTCTTCATAAGATTTCCGCCTTTGGACATCTTACGAATTGAACCGCCTTTTGATTTTTTCAGCATACTGCCACCCTTAGACATTTTTCTTATGGAACCGCCTTTAGATTTTTTTACTACTGAAAATCCTTTCGTATTTTTATACATAATAACCTCTTACGAGATGGTAGTTACTTTTTTTCTATCAGGCATAATGTTACCACAACCTTTAGCAACGAAACCACCGTTTTTCATTTGCACTTTGTTTTGTTTAGACATGGCTTTTTCTATAGCCATTCCCCTATTTCTCTCGTAAGAAGAAAGTTTGCCATCATCATTTAGATCTGCTTTTCGTACATTTTTTAACACAAGTCCTCCTGCATTTAATTTATTTGAAACATTAATAGGTTTACCTTTTCTATCTTTGTTTGGGTCTTTTTTTCTTTTTCTAGCAACTAACTTAGCTCTTTCTGCTTTCGATAAGCTTTCTGCTTTGCTTCTTGGCAAACATTTAGGCTTGCCTTCAGCTTCTTTTCTACTACCGCAAGATCCTAAAATGGTGCCATCCGATCCTATTCTTACCCAATCTTGATCTAACCAACTTTGTAGTTGTCCTTTTGACATATTATCTTGTTTTTTCTTTTAAAACTGCACCTTGGCCTCTAATAGAAACAAAGCCACCATTTCTTTTTTTAGATTTTTTTGCATAATTTGGATCTTTACAATACTTAGAAGCAGCTAAATTTGCATAAGCTGAAGGATAAACATCAAATGTTCTTTTTGCCCAAGCTTTACCTTCAGGACATATTTTTCCTTTTGATTGTGGTTTAGCCATTTAACAATCCCAATCCTTTCTTGCCCAATAATTAGCACTACATCTATCAGTAGTGCCTTTCATACCTGCGCTTCTAGCACAATAAGACTTTTTTCTAGCTTTATTATTTTTGTGCATACCTAAATTTGCGTCTCCAAAGGTAATTCTTTTCACTCTTTTACTTTCGCTACTGCAGCCCATAACAAAAACTACTTTACGTTTTTTACCATAACCAGGCTCTCCAGCTCGGAGAGCTCTTGGTTTATTGAGAGTTACCTTTTTACCTTTATATTCAGCCATTAAAAGTTTTTATTCAATACTAATATAATAGAGTAAGCATCCCCGCTAGAATGCCCTACTGTAGTAAAATCAATATCACCTGTAACTCCAGAGCCAGCATTATTTGGTATGCCAGTAAATAAATCATAGTATTCATCTCCTGTGCTATCTGCTGGTAATGGTATAGCTAAAACATTAGTAGTTGCGTCAAACTCTATATCCACACCCATGCCTCTAGTTGCCCAATAAATCCTAGATATAGAAACGCTTGTGCAAGCGTTACCATTAGCGTCAGCTGCCAAGGCAGAAACATCCACTTTTTTAACAGATGCTTCGCCTGTACCGTCTGATTCATTAGTAAACTTAAGGACAGCAGTTTTACCACCGTCTTGAATAGTTTGACTTGTTATTACGTCAGCCATAATTTACTCCGATTATGCGTCAGCAAATGGTGTAACTATAGTACCTGAACCTAAAATAATACCTTCGATAGCATATTTAGCTGCTGCAATTGCTGTAACCTTAACGATACTACCAGCTAGTCCTCCTTTTGTAGATCCATTCATAGTGACTACATCATTTGATGCAGCAGAAATAAATGTTTTACCTGTAGCGTCATCTTTACCTGTGTATAGGCCACCAACAAATTTGTCAGTACCATCGGTTTTTATATCCATATCAGTTGCTGCTGTTTCTACTACAAAGAAAAAACTAGCTCCTAAATTATTAAGTTGATTGGGATCAGTAGGATCGCTAGGTGAAGTTGTTACTATGCTAGGTAAAGTGAATTTACCATCAGCATCGTTTGTAGTTAAAATTTTACCTGCATGTGCTTCCACTGTTAAAGTTGTATCAGCTGTCAGGCTTACTACAGAAGAGCTACCTGCTGAAATAAATCCAGCGAGTGATTTTACTGGTCCACTAAAAGTTGATTTTGCCATAATTCCCTCCAAGAGAATAAGTCCTATCATCTTGGCTTGTCTGCTAGGTCAGTTGATAGAACAAATTTAAATAACCCTAGAGTTAAAATATTACTATACTGCCTCTTGCGTAGCAACAGGAAGTTTTTCTTTTGCTTTTAAAACTAATTGATGAGCTTCAAAAAGAGCCTCGTAAGATTCTTTAATGGCTGGATCTTTACCGTAAAGATTTGTTAAATCCTCTGAAATCATTTCAATTAGGCATCTTGTTGTTAATAGTCTTCCCCTCATGTCTTCAAGTTTATTTTCCATAGTCATTTCTCTGTATCTGCGTTTTTGTTTA